TTGAAGACCCTGCTAATCCTCAGAACGAGGGTAAGGTTATGCTCTATCGCTTCGGTAAGAAAATCTTTGACAAGTGCATGGAAGCAATGCAACCAGCATTCAAGGATGAAACTCCTGTCAATCCCTTCGACTTCTGGGAAGGTGCGAACTTCAAGTTGAAGATTCGTAAGGTAGACGGTTACTGGAACTATGACAAGTCAGAGTTCGAAGGTCCATCTGCTTTGTTTGATGATGATGACAAGCTGGAAGAGCTTTGGAAGACGCAGTATCCTCTATCAGAGTTTTCTGCTGCAACCAACTTCAAGTCGTATGATGAATTGAAGACTCGTCTGAATATGGTTCTAGCAGGAACAACGACTGTGGGGAATGTTACAGCCCTCATGGAAGATGAACCAACTGCTAAGATTACGATTGGTACACCAACTCTGGGCGCACCAGAACCAGCACCTAATTTGACTATTACTGTTGACGATGGTGATGACGATGCATTGTCATACTTTGAGAAGTTAGCTAAAGACGGTTAACAGAGTTACTAAGAGAAAGGGGGAACTTCGCGGTTCCCCCTTTTTTTATCTTTAATTCTTTTTGACCAGTGGATTCTTTGATTGGATTGGAACCACCGAAACATTTGTTACAGCCCCTTCTGCTTTGATGGTAGTATTATTATTAGCGATTGTAGCGTCTCTTTCAGTTTTCTGAGTCTGTAGAGCGAGTAGCTTCTGTTCCGCTGCTTTCATCGCCACAAGTTCTTTTGCCTTTTCTTCTGCTGTGTCCTGTCCCTTATTAAAAGGTAGGAGACTCTGTGAGGTATCATCACCAACAGCTTTCTTCCTACTTGCAAGTAACCTTTCGGCGGCTTTTATTCGGTTAACAAGGTTTCCCCTTGGATTTCGGGTGTCTTCCCTTAAAAATGATGCATTTGATTTTTTCGCTGCCGCTACTCTTGCGGCTGCTTCTTCCTGCGATTTTTTATTTGCATCGAACGCCGCCCCTGCTTCGGGTGACATCGCCGCTCTTGCCTCTGCTTCAGTTGGTATAATCCCTGCTTTCCCTGCCAACCACTGTATTGCTTTTGGCATTCTTGCTATTAGTGCTTTAACGTCAATATCAAAAATTCCCTTTAACCAAGTCCAAACGCCTTCTAAAGCATCAATAACTGTGTTAACTAAACTGAACTTTGATTTTTTGGAATCGCCCTCAAAACCAAAAATACCCTTTATCCATTTCCATGCCTTATCGAATGCATCTGTAACTGTTTTGACTAAACTGAATGGTTTTTCATCTTCAGTCTTCCAACCAAAGACTCCCATGATCCAGTTGATTGCCTTATCAAATATACTGACTAGGAAACCACCTATAGAAGCATATACACCAATGTAGCTTGTCCACAACACCTTTAATGCAGCAACGGGGTCATTCCACAATAGTTTAACCCAATCAATTGCTTTGCCAATGAACGAAAATAACCCACCAATCATATCAGATATTAATTTGCTGAAACTAAATGACTTCAATGCGTCTGCTGAATCATCAAATCCAAATTTCTTCAGTATCCATGCTACACCATCTTTAAGTAAATCAAGTGGCATACCAATCAAATTAACAAACAACTTCTTGAATCCACCTTCCAATCCACCCATGATACCACCCTCTTTCTCTCCATCTATAAATCCATCGATAAAATCAAATGCTCCCATTACTAGTGTTAGTGGTAAGAAGAATTTTCCCAGTATTGTACCAAATCCTTTAGCAAATGCTAGAATTTTCCCAACAACCCCACCAGAACCACCGAATTTCATGATTGCTTTGAAAAAGTTGCCAATTTTAGTGAAGAACCCCTTAACCGCCGTCCATGCTTTGGTGAAGGCGGGTCCACCAATAGTCTTCATCCATGCTGAATTTTTAATTAACTTAAAGAAATTGGTAAGAGGTGCGAAGACCCCCTTCAACTTTTTCCATCCTTTAACTAAAGGCGTAAATAAAGTCTTGACAAACTTTATTTTTCCTAGCATTCTAATTTGAAAACCAAGTTCTTTTAGGAACGCTCCAAGAGCAACGAATGGTGCCAGTATCAAAGCACCAAGAATACCAAGACCGAAGGCACCCTTCTTTGCCATATCCTTTAGCATTTTTCCCAAGTGACTTGCCATCACATTCATAGAATCTCTTATGTCTAAGAATACACTTTGTTCTTTTTTCTTGCCCCGCGCCGCTTCATCTGCTGCCTCTTGTTCAGCAGCACGATTGCCTTGTGTTTTTTTCGCCATGTTGAGGCGACCTTGATTAAGAGTGTTATTCTGTTCTGCCTCTTCCAGTAGTGCCTCTTTAGACAAGTCTATCGCAGCAATCATATCTTTTGTAGACCTAAATCTTCCCTTCTCATCCCTCTCATTCAGTTCTACAAGAAAACTCTCATCAAAACCTAAAAGATTTTTCGCGGCAGTACCCATCTCTTCACTCATCTTTTTAAAGGCATCATTATTTGCCTTCGCCGCTGTCATAATTTTGAAGTCTTCTTTCGTAAGACCTAACCTATCTCTCAGCAGTGATTTCTCACGCCTATCTTTAAGCGCAGCAAAGGATTTGTTGAACAGAGTCTTACCCATAGCACCAAGTGTTCCCATACCGGGAATTGATTTTAGTCCAGCAGTAAAGGGGTCACTTGCTTTTTTAAGCGTGTCTGCTAGACCATCCTTCACATCTGTTTTAAGACTAGATGATAAGGCACTCTGTGTCTTATCAAACTGCTTTACTGCGTCAGCAAATGCTTTTACAGCGCGTTCGTCTTCTTTTGCCATAAGAGGTATTCCTTATTTCTTCGGTGGTGTTTTTTTAGACATTGCTTGAGCGCCAAAGAATGCCGCAACAATACCAGCAACGGCAATGAAGTATACCCCTGCCATATCACCTAGAATCTTTGCTGCTGTATCTATACCAGACACAACTGATATAACAACACATGCGGGGTACAATAACATTCCTGTTAGTGCGAACCATGCCATGTTACGTTGGGCGTCACGCATTGCATCTGCGTCTTCTAGTTCTTTACGTTTGAACTCCAAGAACATATCATGTTCTTCTTTGGATACATCACCATCTCCATTCGTATCTGCTGGATGGTAACTTGATTTTCTGATTTCTTCTTCGCCCATTTGATTGACTCCTTATTTGTTTTGTCTTTCCCTCTGCTTCACCTCTTCCTCAAGTGCCTCAAGGAGTTTTCCAGTATATACGTCCCTCTCCCAAGGTATCAAATCATTTAAATCACCCATAGACCACTTATGATGATGCATTAAATTAAAGTTCATCTCGTAGTAATGTCGTACTGTTTGGTGCGACATCCCTATGTAAAAAAATCACCTAACCCCTCAAGCAGCATTTCATTCTTCTTTTTAGTCTTCGGGTTCGTGAACTCAATAACGTGCCTCAACTTCGGCATTGTGTCAAAGAAGTCTTGAATCTTCTTAAACATATCCTGTGACATATCACCAATGAAAGTATTTATCTCTTCTTTCGTGATATCTACGCGATTATATGTGTCATTCCCAAAAGTGATTGATTCAACACATAAAGAAATCATTGCAAAAATACTCTCTGTCTCCGATCCACTTTCAGTACCAGCACTTATCATTCCCATTGTGGGATGCTTCATTGTAACCGTAATTTCATCATTTAATTTAATAGTATCCTCATGACCTAGTGTCATTTGAACATTAACATCCTCTAGGTTCAATTTGTAGGGCACCTTTGTAACACCATCATCCGGTGCCGTAACCTGTAACTCAACTGTCTCACCAACTGACTTAGCACGAACTCTTAGGAATGCGTATTCCATATCGTATGTTGGTGCTTTCATGCCATCAACAACACCAAAGGTGCATTCTCTAACAATATCAATAACAGCATTATTAATTTGCGTCTCATCTTCGCTTTCCATTGCCAACAGGAGTACCTTCTCTTCCTTGACTAGAAATGGTCTATATTTAATCTTCTCCTGTGTAGATGGTAGTGTAAACTCGTATGTTGGTGTATTAATTCTAGGTAATGCCATAATATTTCATCCTCTCATTATCCTATAGTCTGCGAAGTACCTTTGGAATATTCGCAGAGATTTTACGCTCAATTGTATTTCTAACAGTGTTTAATATTTTATCAGCAACACCTAAACCGCCGCCTGATGCATCAATGGGTTCCCAGTAGCGAAAAGACATTCCAATTTGTGTCTTAATAATTTCATTGTTGCTACCATATGATAATTCTATTCCATTGATTTCTTTGGGGTATGCTTCACGCAGTCTCAACCCATATCTCTTTTCGTCTTGCTTGTCTAACAAGTAAATATCTACTGTACCTATGTAGTCGTTGTAGTAACCAAGGTTCCACGTTGTATCATTATATGCTGATTTCTGCCACTTCTCAAAATACTTTCGTTCATCCAAACCAGAACTTGATTGGAATGACATGCTAACAGTCTCAGCATAAGAAACACCCTCAACCACATCTCTTGTAGGACCATATATATTGGAATCTTGTGCTGTAGCAAGGTTAATGCCGGGAAGTGTTATGCTTTCACATCGCAATGAAAGGTCACGTCCATTAACGCCTTCAGTGACCCCACCACGATTAGCATTCTCTAACCCACCACCATTTGGTCGAGGACCAAAGATGTGAACTTCATAACGGTTAGGTTGGGCATAACCATTATTGGAGTGAAATGCTGATAGGATGTTATTGAGTACACCTATAGCACCACCTTCTAGGAATTGTGACACGCTTGCCATTAGATCATGCTCCTTGAATCTTTCCACACCTCAGATGCAGATGCTTTCTTAAATCGTTGCACAGGGAGTAGAATAGCGGTTGTAAACTCATCAGCATCAACCCTACGAAACATTGACTTAGTATGCCCTGCCAAATAGCGTTTCAGCGCGGGTTTAATAATTGGTATATTCTTCAGTTTGCTATAGTCTACATTCAACACAGTAGACTCATCAAATTTAGTGTTGTTAGAGAAATCTACTAGACGGTCTAGCAGATTAATTCGTAGAGGGATAGGTAGGTAGTGAAAGTTAATACCTAGAAATCCATCGTTGTAACGCTCAATCGGTATGACAAGCGGGAACGTATCATAGTAGGGTAACTTCTTCTTGTGCTTGGGGTCATAGAAGAACATGTTCATCCTACCAAAATAAGGTGTTGCTGCCCTTTTACCATCGCGTATTAAATCCATCGCGCCGGGTTGACCAAACTCTTTAATCTTGTCTCTATACCAAGCAGTAGAGCGGGGTCTACCCCCTGCTTCATCCTTGACTGCTTGTAGATATTTGCTAACTGCCATAATACTATTTATACGTTATACCTAAATCAACTTCAGTCATAATCTTGAAAATCATACCATTATCTTCACACCATTGAGTTGCAGACTTCCATTTTGCCTCATTTACCCCCCATGTTCGAACCTCATTAATAAATCTACGAGTCTTACGTTTCGGGGTCTTAGGTGGTGAGCATTGAACCTTGGGTTTAACCTCTATAATCATTTTCTTAACCCCGCCATCTGCTTGTCTAACTTTAATATAAAAATCTGGGAAGTAACGATGAATACGACCATCTAGGGGGGATAAATAAGGTATAATGACCTCTTCACTACCCCACTCAATTATAGAGGGACTTGTATCGCAATAGACCATGAACTTTCGTTCCCACAATGAACGATAGATTATGTTCTGGGCATTACCTCTATATTTGGAGGGTTTCTTTGGGATGTATTTACCTTTGTATGCCATTGCTTATAAATAGTTTTGTATAAGGATATTAGACATGGGACTTAAAGACGCATTCGTAAACATAGCAGCATCAGCCATTACCTCGCGAGTTAACTCAGCAGTAGGTGGTGTTCTTGATGCTGCATTTGGTAGTAAGGGAAGAGCATCTGCTTCTGGTCCCGCCGCAGCACTTGATAATAAAACACGTTTCACAACTGATAATCTCGCTTATCCAATGAATGTTGAGGGTGACCCTATGCAAGGTCACTACATTCTATTTAGTGCCCGTGAACAAGACCCTGCTAAACTAAAAACAAAAGTAAAGGGTGAATCACCAGCGGCGCTTGGTAAAAAGATTAATGCTCAAAACGGGATAGGGCAAACTCTTAAAAATGGAAAGGCGGCAATCAAAAATTCTCCTATAAAAAACTTGAATGTTGCCGCTCTAAAGAACGCTAAAGGTAATCCTAAAACTACATCTGCAAATGCAATAACAACTTCAAAGATTGCTTCGAGTCGTGTGACAACCACAATCGCATTGTATATGCCACCATCTGTAGCTGTTTCATACGATAGCAAATATGCTGATGCAGAAATCGGTAACCTAGCACAGTTTGGTATGGAAGCATTTAATACTTTATCAGCGGGTGGAGATTTTAGCGATATGGGTAAAAAACTGGGGTCTTCGGTAAAGGAACGAGGGGGGGCAGCTTTAAAGAAAGGGGCAGTTAAAGCAGCAGACGCAGCAGCACCCGGTGCAGCAGCACTCATTGCTCTTGAACGTGGTAAGATTGTTACACCTAAAATGGAATTGATGTTTGAGGGTATTGGTAGACGGTCATTTAGTTTTTCGTTTGTGTTTATTCCTAAGAGTGAGGCAGAAGCAATTGTAGTGGATAAAATTATTGCCAAATTCAAATTTCATATGACACCAGTGTTTATGGATGGTGCCCGTGAGATGAAAATACCAGATGTGTTTGATATTGAATATATGTATCAGGATAGGCAGAATAACTTTCTTAATAAGATTTCAACGTGCTATTTGCAGAAGGCAGATGTATCATATGGTGGTGACAGGTTCACTGCCTATGAACCAGCATCAACATATAAACCGGGTTCACCCCCACCACAGAGAACAACCCTTGCTCTAACTTTCGGTGAGATCGAACTTATTGATAGAGATAAAGTCACGGAGGGTTATTGATATGTATTTTTCTTCATTCCCAAAAATACCATATGATTTAAGTGGCAACAATGAGTGGCGAGTTGTCACGAACTTATTGAAGAGGGTCAAACCAACTACTAATATGCTTCGTAGTGCTAAATATTTTTTGTATGACACATATGACGTTAAGAATGGTGATACACCAGAGTCTATTGCTGATAAATTATATGGTGACCCAGAATACCATTGGGTTATCCTATTCTGCAACAATATTACTGAGGTATACTCACAGTGGGTCATGAATACAAACCAGTTTCTTACTCACCTTGATACCAAATATGGCACCACAGTGAATGATGTGCATCACTACGAGATATATCAAACCTCTGGTGACCCTACAATAAAGATAAATATTGGTCAAGATAGAACAGGCTATAGTGACAATGATATATTCATTATCACTAATCGTGAGTTTGAAGAAGCAAGACAGGATGAACTAAGAACAATATGGTTGCTTGACCCAGCATATTTGAGTGAATTTGTTGAACAATTTCAAGCACGGATAAATGAAAGTATCCTATAATGGCAGGTGATATTAAAAAGGCAGGTGAGTGGTCACTGGAGTTTATGGAACTTACAGCATCTTCTGGCAGAAAAGTTCGTCTGGATGATGCATTTATCGGTATAACATTTATCGAAGATATAAACAATAACTCACTCACGGGAACACTCACTCTTAGTGATGCAATCAATCTAGCATCCTATGCTCCTATCCTTGGTCAAGAATATCTCAAACTAGAACTAGGTACACCTCTATCTTCAGGAAAAGGTGCTGAGACTCAATTTTCGTTTATGAAAAATGCTTTGATGGTCACACAAATTGGGGGAAGACAAGACGTTGGTAATGGTGTGCAAGGATATCAGTTAGAATTCTGCACTAGGGAGTTATTAGTCAATCAACGCACCAAAGTCAATCAGTCTTTTGTTGGTACATGGTCAGATATTGTAACTAAGATAATGACTGATAAATTGGGTTGCCGAAAGAAAATAAAGATTGAACCGTCTAATGGTAGTAAAAAATATATTGCTCCTAACATCAGACCGTTTGATGTTATTCAAGTAGCAGAAAATGAGGCAAAATCAAAGAAAACAGGAGAGGCAACATATTACTTCTTTGAGACAAAGGAAGCATACCATTTCAGAAGTCTTGCTAGTTTGTATGCTGAACCAG